CAATCGTCGATCATTGACCCGAAGAAGGCGTCTGGTTATCCGTACTGCGTGCAGTCACAGCCAACCAACGCCCAAGTTTTGGGTGCCTACGGCGAGAAGGGTTTTGCGCAGCATGTTCTGAACGAGTGGGACAACCTTGACTTCGAGATCAAGGATTTTCTCAAGGGTGAGCCGACAAAGCGAACCAAACTCGAGAAGGGCATGCCTCGCTGCATCGCTGGCTTCCCTCTTCACGTCACTGTCAAGCACGCTTCCGTTTTCAACGAACTCGCCGTCGTGTTAGTCAAGCAGTGGAAGAAAACCCCGGTTAAGTACGCGTTTTCACCAGCCAACCCGGGCCACATCGAGCATCTCGCCGAGTGGTTACCAGGCAAGGTCTGGGAGAGCGACAAGTCGAACTGGGATTACATGATGCATTCATGGATTGCCGCTGCTGCTTGTGGAGTCGTCAAGAAATTGGCGATTCAGCCAAAGGAATGGACGGCTGAGCAGTACCAACAGTACCTCAGTGACATCGACAACTGCTTTAAGCAGGTGTTCGAGTGCGCTACCTACCGAACGTCGGATGGCCACGCTTACAAACCCCACGAAAGTGGGATTATGAAGAGCGGTTGGTACATGACGATCGCGATCAACTCGATCTCACAGCTCGCTGTGCACGTAATGACGTGTATGCGCTTGAGCATGAGTGATGAGGAGATTCTCGATCTGCCGATTTTTGCTGGTGGTGACGACGTCAATCAATCTCCGGTGCCAGCTGGCATCGAGAAGTACGTCCAGGCAGCACAAGAGCTCGGAGTGGAGATGGAGATTCATGAGCGTGAAGATCTGTACCACTCAGAGTACTTCTCTAATGACCTGCGAATGGGCAAGGAAGGTCCGACCTACCACCCAAAGCGCTGGACTAAGCACATCGAACACCTTCGGGTGGTCAAGTTGGAGCATCTCGGGGACGCGCTCTGTTCCCACATGGAGAACTACCGACACGATGATGCGAAATTCGCGGTCCTTAGGAAGATGTACCTAACGCTGAACGAGAAGCACCCGCACGAATTGCCGATTCACAAG